ATAGTAAAGTTAACAGTTACTGGAGGAAATGGATTGATAGAGTGCGTTGAATTATATAGGGTGTTGCCTGAATATCTAATTTCTAACCCTGGTACTTGAATTTCAGGTACTACAGTACCGAAAATAGAGAACTGCATTGAATTTTCGTTTATTGTACTATTAGACCTTAAGTCCTTTTTGTTAATTTTACGTAGAGCAGCTGGCACTTGGAAAACCATCTTAAACTTATCAATGCGTGATTTGTTTAAGATAGATTGTTTGTTGTGAGTAGCCATATAGTATATTTATTATAGCAACGTCCAGCCGCCAAGCTCTAAATCAAACTCATCTTGATTATCTTCGTTTGTCATTCCAAATACTATAGGCGTTACACTTCCATTAGTACTTACAATTTCATTATCTAGGTATATTGACGTAGGCTTCTCAAACATTGATATACCAAAGTCCATAGGCTCTATACCACATGGCTTACCTTGATCGTCCATTTCAATAATATCAAAATACCTCTCTGTTAATTCCTTCTCGAGTATATAGAGAGCATACATAAACGACATTACTCTATCGTCATGTGAATTACTTTTAGCTTTCCACGTACCATTAGGGTACCGTACAAACTCTTTTAGCTCCTTAAGAGTGTCAATATCATTGAAGTGTACACATCTAACTTCATTGACAAAGTATCTCATATTCATTACACCTTTATACTTTGTATTAGTATGTGCAATCATACCCATTTGTGGACGCTCTCTATTTGCAGTCTTTGCTCCATACGATACTACCTTTTCGTATCCCATATCGAATGATAACCTATCCACAACTTGCGCGCCGCAATTATTACGTTCAATTAGTGCTAACGGACTCCCCCAATTACGTAAGATGCTATATAGTTTATTTGCAAATTCTAGTGGCGGTATGGTTCTATTGTGATACACAGCTACTTGCTTAATTTGTTTAATATCAGTAATATCTAGTATCTGAATAACACTAGCATCTAAACCAACACCCTCTGAAATATCAACGCCAGCCACATACAGGCGAGATGAATCCGGCTCTTCCCATATCTTATAATGACCGTCATCAAGTAATATACGTGGCGAAGTACATCTTTGAGATAGTTCGTGAAATAGATCATCGTCAATTGATGCATCTCCCATTGATAAAAACATGCACTCATACTCCTGTAAAAATGAATCCATACTACCGAGGGCTTTAAGTTGTTCATTTTTCCATTTTTCATCTCTACCTGGGACGTCTGACCATATAATACGCTCATAAACAAATCCATTAGTCTTTTTTTCTGCTCCGTCATACAATCTATGAAATAAGTTACCAGTACCGTTAGGTGTAGATGCAATAAGCACTTTAGATTTACTAGAACGAGAGATAGTTGGAAATACTGATCTCCAGAAATCTTCTAGAATCGATTCTGGCTCAATGAACGCCATCTCGTCAATTAAGATACAGTTAATAGATGCACCCCGCGCAGCAGATCCTGTCGTTGTACTAATACTAATACGAGAGCCGTTTTCAAATTCACAAGATGTCTTACCGTACTCCTTTACACCTGGCTTAAGCCAGTTAGGTAATTCCTCATAAGCTAAACGTACACGTCTAAAGATTTCCATTGCTGTTGCTTCTTTGTTTGCAACAATAACTATATTTTGATACTCATTAAAACATGCAATCCACAACGCGTAAATTGTTAATACTGTGGTTTTACCAATCTGTCTAGATGCTAATAATATAACCTTTCTGTTATCTCTTAAGGTTCTAAGAGCGCGTTTCTGATATCCGTATAGCTCAATTACTACTTTACCTTTATCCGGATCAATGATATAGAAAAAGTTCTCAGCAAAGTGAAGTAAGTTCTGCTTACACTTTTTAAGATGACCTACCATCTCCTTTGTATATTCGTCTTTCCAGTGTTTATTAGGTAAATTAGGATTACCTAAATAGAATTCACTTTTTGTGGAATTAGTAGCCATGATTATATAAATATGTATATGTCGACATCGAGAAATCAAGATTCTGGCAGTTTAGGCGCTATCTATGGTGATATGCTCAATACTGTTAAGAAAAATATTATAAAAGAGTCTAGCTCAAAAATCAAGGCTGGAGAAATTGGAGAATCTCCTCTTATAAAGGGAGGTCCTCAAACAACTGCAGGTTATATGAGTACTAAGATTGATAGACGAACAATGTCTAAAAAAGAATTAGATGATAATTTATATAACATAAAAGATTTATCTGAAGAAGATGAAGAAACAAAAGACGAAGACGCAGAAGGTAAAAAGGTTAAAAAAGGTACATTTACTAAAATAGAAAAAGCTGCAGAAAAATCAGGATACGGTAAAAAGGCAGCTCAGAAGATAGCTGGAGCGGCTAAAGCTAAAATAAAAAGTGCAGAAGAAGATGAAGAAAGTCAAAAAGTTTCTGGAAAAATTGTACGTGAGAGCTTAAATAAATTTATGGCAAGAAAATCAGTATTTGACAAGCTTTATGAAAACGTTATGGGAATGGATCAATCTACAGAAGGTGATGATCTCTCAGCACTCGGTATCGAACCTGAAGGTGAAGGTATGGAAGGTGGTGAAGATGAAGTTACACTTACTTTGGATCGCGAAACAGCCCAAAAACTTATCGATGTTCTTTCAGCTTCTCTCGGTGGTGACATCGAATCAGGCGAAGGTGAAGACGAATATGGTGGCGAAGAAACAGAAGGCGATGAAGACGCTGAAAGTTTTTACTTCGGTGAAGAAGACGAAGAAGATGAAGGTGAACCAAAAACAGCTTCAACTTCCGTCAACTACGGTAAACAAAATAAAGTCGGAACTCTCAAGGTTCAAAAGCAAGCAGTAACAGGCAAATCAACCGATAAGGTTGGTAACGATGGTGATTACGGTCACGCTTTAGTTAATGCTAAGCAACCAAACATGGGCAAGGACAATAAGATCCAATCAGTCCATAGAGCTGTTGGTAAGAGCGCATTTGAAGTTTAATTAAATTTAAAGTAATTAGCCCAGTAGTTTCATACTACTGGGCTTTTTTATTAAATAATACTAGATGGTTAATTTTAAGACATATATACTCGAGTACTTTAAAGGTAATCCAATTACTAATCCTAAGATGAGTAATACTAAGGATCCAAATAGAGCTCATTTACGTAAGAACGTCGCACAGCACACCATTAACCACCAACACAAACACCCGTTAATAGCTAGTGTGGTAGATGGTAAGGCTAATAATGTCTCCGTAGCTGGCATGCCATTAATTAATTTGTTGAATACGTACGATACACTGTTTGAACCTGGTGTTAAGACGTTAGGTAATTCTAATGTTGAGATTGAAATGAATCAAGACGAAAAGGGCAACAAATACGGTATTGTAAGACGTAAAAACTAATGAGCTGTAACCCCAATAAAGACTGTAATGATACTAGCCCGGGCATGGATTGGTATACAGCTGCAGCTAAATCACCTGAGTGTACTCAGTTTTTTGACCCAGGTAACTTCCAGGCTGAGCAAGTAGTATATGATGCTGCTTATAAAGACATGATAAATAGCTTTGGTATACCTGTTGAGTACTACATTAATACTTTTAATTTATCAGCTGCTAATACTTTATACGGCGAGCAACCAACAGCAATATTTTACGGTCCAATCTCTCTAATGATGTATATTGAACTAGTCGAGTCACCGATTAGTTTTTCTAGATTTGGATTAGCTACAGATGACGAATTAACAGGCTATATACATATAACTACCTTTGAAGAAGAAATGGTGGGTAAGTCGTTTTATATTCAGACATCTGCAGGTACTATATTAAAATATGATGAGTATATAGCATCCCAACAAACATCACCTGAAGATATTTTTAAAGCTCAGACCTTCAAAACATATGTTGATAACGGACAAGTAGTAGAGCCTAAATCTGGCGACTTAATTCAGGTGTCGCCATTAGGCTGCGACCGCCCTAATGGTAGAGGTGCTAAAGTATTTGAAATTACTGAACGCGTAGATCAAGATATAGCTGCTATTAACCCGTTAATGGGTCATTACATATATAGAGTAAGAGGCAAGCGCTATGAATATTCATTTGAACCAGGTGCACCGCTTGAATTGGTTAATGATCAAGTATTTGAAAGTGAATTCTCTGGTATTACTAGTACCCTGATACCAGGTCAATCTGCTTCTGCTCCTAAGCTGTACTCTACTGATGTTAATGTAGATTCCAAAGAAGAAGTATTAGATATGAGCGTCAATAATACTGATATATATGGTGCATATTATTAAATAGTATTGTAATGGCTTGTAATGTTAAACGAACTAGATGCTCCACTAATAGAAAGTGTCCACCTAGTAGTGTTTTTTCTGCTATAGCATCTCCAGGGTGTAGTCAATTTGCTAATCCTGAAGTACAGCAAGCTGAACAGCTCATATATGACGCGGCATTTAGAGATTCTATTAATAATTTTGGTGTACCTGTAGAGTATTACATCAACACTTTTAATCTATCTGCTGCAGACACTTTATACGGTGAACAACCTACATCCATCTTTTATGGACCTATGGTTGTAATGATGTATGTTGAGCTAGCTGAAAACGCTATAAACCTATCAAAATTTGGATTTGCTTCTGACGACCAATTAACCGGATACGTTCACATTAAGACGTTTAACAATGCTTTATCTAGCAAAGACTTCTTTATACAAATGTCTAATGGTGACATCTTACAATATAGTGATTATATAGCTTTTGCAACTCCGGAAAACAACATAAACCTACTTACAGGATTATTTCAAAATATAGTAACAGAAGATTCATGTGATGAGTTCTTAACTGCAATTGGTAACGATTATAAAGTTTTAAATAAATACTTACTTAATAGCTATGTTGTCGAGCCAAAAGCTGGCGACCTAGTGCAGTTATCACCTTTAGGTTGTGACCGTCCTAATGGTAGAGGCGCTAAAGTATTTGAAATTACTGAGCGTATGGATCAAGATGTATCAGCTATTAATCCAATGTTAGGTCATTATGTGTATAGATTAAGAGCCAAGCGATTTGAATATTCGTTCGAACCTAACGCTCCAACTGAACCGGTTAACGATCAGATTTATGAAAGTGTTATATCTGGTAAAGTATCATCAGACATAACTTTTTACAACGAGTTAACACCACCAAAAGTATACGAAGATAATATAGATGATACTTCAAAACAGGATGTGTTAGACATGAGTGTTAATAATACTGATATTTACGGAGCGTATTATCAAACGCCGTATGTATACACTCTACCTACAATAACAACAGTTGATTTTGTGGATAATGACAGCGACGGTTATTCTAATTCATACGAGATTGCAAACGGTACAAGTCCTAATAACCCTTTGAGTTTTCCTGGTTCATTATTTAACATCTTTCATCTATTATGACCGAAATTATACCAATTAAAGATTCAACGCTAACTCAAAAAACAACCGCTGATAATCCTCCAATGTATACGTACTGGACGGCAAATAAGCTTAATTGGGCTGTAGATTTTCCAAAAGTTATTCCCTTTTATGAAGATTCTGTTTTTCAATGCGAATTAGAGCATACTGCTACAGACTATACTATGGATATTCCATGGAAAGTTAGAATAGGTAAAGGCGGTCAAATGTATTCAGTTACAGTTTCCGGTAGAGAGCTTATGCCACCTGGTAATCAATATAACTGGTTAAGTGTAATAGCATTTTGGAATGATGATTGTATGACTACCACACATTGGTCTTCTGCACATAAAACTGATGAAGGCGTTTTAGGTAATGGCTATATACATGGTTCAGGTATGTATGTTAACTTAAAGGAGCCAAAAAATAATCATGCCTTTTGGTGTCCGTTACTATCTGAAAAATTTGACCCTGTAGATAAAAGTTATAGTGTTATAAACATAGGCGTCGCGGCGGAGCCAAGTGTTAATAGAGCGGATGTTCTTTTTTATAGTAAATATAGAGATGTTGGCGCTGGTGCAATAGAAATTACATTTTTTTATTATAACTACGGTAATTACACCTTTACATCATCGGAGTCTCCATGGACTGCTGTAAGAGGTACTATTTTACCTGATTATGCTCTGAGTAAATCTGACAATACATACACACAGTTTCCTGATGGTCTAGTTGGAAGTGGGTTGTTTGCGTTACGTGATCCGTTATATGGGGGTTGGATGGCAAAGACTGCAAACGTTAAAGATCCAAAATCTCTAACATTTAGTGTTGTTAACGGTAGAGATAAGTACTTTACAGCACAATCAGCACTTAGTAGTTCTGATCCTATGAAATGGGAAAACACATCGACAGGTAGAGTGGGCGTTAGTATGATGACAGGCACTGCTCCAAATATACCTAGAGACTTCTCATTAATTAGTACATTCTTTGCTGAATACTTACGCCCTGGTCAACATGTATTTTCTAGAAGCTTTGTTGTTTTAGGTGAGCTTGAAAATGTCGCAAAGATCTCTCAATCACTATCCCCATTTGTAGAAACCGGTAGAGTTAATATTTCAGTTAAAAAAGCAGGTAAGTTACATTTATACGAGACAACACTTAGTGGTAGTAAAATAATCACGTCATCTAAACCGACACCAACATCTGTACCTATTGCATCGAGTCTATCAACACCAACAAGTGGTTGTTTTCCATTGTTTTTAATGAAAAATAATACAACAGGCCTCTATGCTATCTCTACAGACCACTATCTATTTTCCGGTAAGCTACCATTTACAAATACACTACCGCTAAGTAATGCTAGATATGCTGAATTTCAAAATAGGCATGTTTATCAAATATATGACGGTAATACGCAATGGCTAGAGCTTTTAGGATTTGCATTACCATTGGATAATTCTCAACTAAGTAATGGATTTGTAAAGGTATCTGATGCATTTACAAATGTTACCTTTGAGGCTGGCGAAAAACTTAATGCTAATCAATTAATGATATGGTCAGCATTAAGTTAATAATAAGTTGATTTTATCACTCTACCATATATTATAATTTTATAATGATTGTTTTTGATGAAGCCTCTCATACGTATACTAACACAGACACTAATAGGAAATATACTTCCGTAACAACGTTACTCGGAAAATATAAAAAGCCGTTTGACTCACATACTCACTCACTACGTGTCGCTGAGCGTGAAGGTGTGACTCAGCAATTTGTTTTAGAATCATGGAAAGAGACAACCAAAATTGCTACAGATAGAGGTACCAAGATTCACCTTTTAATGGAGAATTTTATTAAGAATGGAGAAGCTGTTGATGGTTATACATACCTTTATAAAAGCTATGAAAAAGCTGTGCAGAAAGATGTAGGCAGTTATAAGTCAATTCAATCCGAAAAACTGCTATTCGAACATAATTACGAGATTGCAGGTACTGCAGACCTTATTTATGAGAATAAGGATAGCTTTATTGTAGGTGATTTTAAAACTAATAAAAAGTTTAGATATAGTAGTGATTTTAATGAATACTTAACAGCTCCTGTCGATCACTTAACATACTGCGAATTTAATTCATACGCATTGCAGCTATCCTTATATGCATATATGCATGAGCAGCTAACAGGTAAAAAATGCAGTAAGATTGTTATTTTCTACCTACAGGAGGATAGATGGCAGTCTATTGTATGTAACTATCTCAAAAGTGATATTTTAAATATTCTCAAACACTACAGACAAAGTTTATAATTAATTAATTGAAATATCCTTACCTTATACTATAAATAACCATAATGAAAAAAAGTGCAATTCTCAAGAAACTAGAGCAACATGTTGAAAAAATCTATGATAGCTTAGATGAAATCACTACCTTACTAGAAGTTGATTTAGAAGATGATGAGTTGTGCGAAATGTCAACAGAATTTCGTAAACAGTTAGAGCAAGCAATCTCTGAAAACGAAGAATGTAATTACAATGATATACTTGAGTATATTGGTGAAAACTACTAAATAAAAGTATGAAAGCGTTTAAGTCCTTTTTCAAGCCTGTTGATAACACTATATCATACGATCCTGAGCAACTCGCAATGGGTGTTAAGGTAGAGAGTGAACATACGCCATATAAGTCAATAGCTACTATTATTGCAAAACAACATTTAGCTGAAGATCCCGAGTACTATACCAAGCTTCAGAAGGTAGAAGGTAAAACAGCCCCTACAAATACACCTCAAGAAGGTCAATAATTTCGTTGATTTATTTGAGATAGTTATTAATATAATACGTATGAGTAATGTATTAATAATTGGTGCAGGTTATGTTGGTAACTCGATTGTATCGTGGGTTGATACAGATAAGCATAACTACCGCATTGTATCGCGCGAACAACTTGATTATGCCGACCAGTCAGCACTACGTAAGTTTATTCTAAATTACGACATTAATTACATTGTTAATTGCTCTGGATTTACCGGTAGACCTAACGTTGATGAAGGTGAGCTAAGAAAAAAAGATTGCTGGAATCTTAATGTAGTTATACCGCTTGATATTAGCAATACATGTAAGCAACTTGCTATTAAGTATATTCACATCTCTTCAGGTTGTATTTATGGTGGTTACGAGAAGGAATGGGAAGAAGATGATGAGCCTAATTTCGGACTATTTGATACATCATCGACATACTCAAAATCCAAACACGCTTTTGAGACGCTAAACAACTACGGGTGTATTATACGTGTACGTATGCCGTTTTGTGATAATTATAATCCGAGAAGCTTTCTCACTAAGATTCATAAGTATAATCAATTGATTAACTTCAGAAACTCAAAAACATATGTACCGGATTTATGTAACTTTATTGAGTATCTGATTGACAATCAGGTCGATTTATCAACTGTAGGTAAAATTAACTTTGTTAATCCACAAGCATTAGATACAATGCAGGTTACTGACCTCATGACTGTTTATGGATTAGATAACCCTAAATGGACTTATGTAGATCCTAAGATATTAAATATGGCAGCGCCGAGATCTAATTGCGTACTGTCTATTAATAAGCTTACTACAATGTTTCCTGATTTTTATATACATACAGAAAAACAAGCGCTTGATAAAGCATTGATTAATATTAAAATAGACTGATGAAAGGTATAGTTCTAGCAGGAGGTAGAGGTACTAGGTTATACCCTCTAACACACGCGGTGAGTAAACAATTACTACCTATTTATAAAAAGCCTATGATTTATTATCCTCTCAATACTCTTAAGAGTATGGGTATTAAGGATATTTTAATTATTACAGCTGATCATATTCAATGTAGACTTTTCGAAGATCAATTAAAAGACGGAAAGCAATACGGCTTAAATTTATCTTATGTTGTACAAAGTTCTCCTCGAGGATTGCCTGATGCCTTTATAGTTGGTGAAAGCTTTATAGGTGAAGATGACGTAGCTCTTATTCTAGGTGATAATGTGTTCATTACACCTGATACTATTAAAGCTACTCCTAACACTATTTTTACTTACAAGGTTAAACAGCCCGATGCTTATGGTGTTGTTAAGCTAACTGATGATGGATACATTGACAGACTTGTTGAAAAGCCGACAGAGTTTGTGAGTAATGATGCTGTTGTTGGATTATATATTTTTAATAATAGCGTTGTTCAAGCTGCTAAGACTTTATCACCTTCAAGTAGAGGTGAACTAGAGATTGTAGACTTGATTAAATGCATGGATGCGACTGAAAAGGTTGAGGTTCAGCAGCTAGATGGCTTTTGGTTTGATTGCGGAACGCATGATGATTTACTATCTTGCGCTAACTTAGTACAGGCAATTGAACAACGAACAAATACAACAGTAGGACTTGAAACATATGAGTAAGGTAAGATATTTAGTTACAGGAGGATGTGGGTTTATAGGAAGCTATGTTATTGAACAACTTCTCAAAATTTCGGATAATGAAATTATTAATGTAGATAAAATGGGCGCAGGTAGCTCTGTTAATAATATATCGAAAGATGACCGCGTGATTAATTACTTTATAGATATTTGTGATGAAAATATACTTAGCATTATTGAGGCTTATAAACCAAATTACATCGTACATCTCGCTGCAGAGTCGCATGTTGATAGATCGATTGTTAATCCTATCGGATTTATCGAATCTAATGTAAATGGTACAGCTAACATTCTCGAAGGTATGCGAAGATTTGCACCTAAGGCGAGAATGGTACACGTATCTACTGATGAAGTCTACGGTCACTTACAAATTGGAGAAGTGCCGTTTACAGAGCTAACTCATCTCGATCCAAGATCACCTTACTCAGCTTCTAAAGCATCGTCAGATTTACTTGCATTATCGTATAGAAGTACGTACGGTCTAGATATTACAGTTACTCGTTGTTGTAATAATTACGGGCCTAGACAAGATAACGAAAAATTAATCCCTACCATTATTCGTTCTGTTGTAACAGGTAAAAATATTCCTATGTACGGTAATGGTCAAAATATACGTGAATGGATTCACGCTGAAGATCACGCTAAAGCGTTACTATACGTACTACATCACCTAGCTCGTCGACGTATTTATAATTTGTATGGTACAGAAGAGATTGATAATCGTAAGATAATGACGACTATTATTGACGAAATTATACTTCAGTATCCTGAGTATAAACGAGAAAGTGGTGAGTATATCGAGAGTGTAAAAGACAGACAAGGTCATGATTTTAGATATGCTATGTCTACTATTTGTGATGAAGTAGCTCCTTTACATAAACAGCGTGACTTTTTTAAGAAGGGTATTCCAGAGACAGTAACCTATTATGTAGAGAAGTATAAACCTGTATGTTAAATGCTAGTATTAAAACCATCAGCAGGAATATCCAAAGCAACCAATTTAGACTTTAAATTAATTAACTTTATACTGAGTGGGTTTTTCAAGGTCAAGTGGCGCACTCCTATTAAGGTTGAAAAATGTCGTAATAATTGGTCAGGTTATTGGCCAGATGATAAGATAATTCGAATCGACCTTAAACAAGGAACTTCGTTAAAATATGTTATAGCGACACTACTACATGAAATAAGACATGTTAAGCAAGTTAAAGAAATTAGAGGAATTCGATTCGACTATAATTCATATAAAGAGTATTATAATTCACCAGAAGAAAAGGATGCTCGAAAATTTGAAAAATTAACTACTGATGTTTGCAAGATCTACAATAATTACAAAAGCATTGAAGAAAAATATTCAAAATATAATTTTAATTCCTTTGAGGAACTAATGGATAATAGTAACAAATGAACATTTTAAGATGTATTAAAATGCACACCGGTACGGTGCATAACACTTTCAATACCGAAGGAACTCTTATAGACTTTGAATACGATTCAAATGAAGAAGGTATTTTTAAAAGCGTTGATTTAAGAATACATGCTATTATAAATAATGAAGTGGGTAAGCAAATGCCGATTAACATAGTTGATAAGCTTATCCTATCGAAAGAGTTATTAGGCTATTTAGAACACGAAAAAAGTAAAGAACAAAAAGATAATAAAGATGTATAGTGGTAAAATTAATAAGTATCGTTTTGAGCATGACTCTGAAACGAATCGTATCATGATCTATGAAGAAGGAGCAGGTGTTGAGCCTATTTCGTTTATTCATGTAAGTCCTAGTATTAGTGAGAAAGGTTTTCACTACGAAATTATGGATTGGGTCGCAAAAGTTAATAGATAATAATATGTTTTGTGGATGTGGTAATACGGTAGAGCCAGCGCGTGCTGAGCTAAATTTAAAAATCTGTAAGTCATGTGCTTTTACAGGTCCAGATATTCAACGACCGAAAGGCTATATGTCGTACGCGCATAAAACAGGTGCTGAAATTCAAATACTTTCTGCAGAATCCTGGTCTGATCAAAAAAAATATATTATACCTAATAATAGAAGTTGCGTTAAAAACTTTTCAAAGAACAGCTGCGTCTAGGTTTAGGGTAAATAGCTTGACGATTTAAGTTATAGTAATCAAGCCATTTATATAAAAGTGAACGTGATATATTGAAATACTGTTTTGTTTTTGTATAAGGGTAACTATCATTATCAATTATGGTTTGTAATTTTTCTTTTGATGGTTTTGTAAAACCGTAACCTGTCGTCGGTTTTGCTTTTATGTTATGAACTTTAAACCATTTACAAACAGTCATATCTGAAACGTTATATATTACACCTATCTTCTTAAAAGAAAGATTTGCTTCGTAATATAAATTTAAAAGCTCTTCTTTAGAAGGAATTTTAACAAAAACACTTTCTCTCATTAATGTGTAAAAGCGGCTATTAAATTTTCTATTATTTTGCTGTCTCTTATCACCTTTGAACATTGCTTGAAGTGCTTTTTTAAGTTTTATATTTTTAGGATCGCTTTTATATAAAATTAAATGAGCTAAAAAATGTTCTCTTGAGGTAAGAGTAATTAAATTAGAGCTATCATCACTACCACCTTTACACTTTGGTATTATATGATGTATTTCCACGGTACAATTACTCACACATCGATTTGCTCTTGTTTTAATAAATCTTTCATATAAATTTAAATAATGCAGCTGATCTTTCATAATTATATTTATGACTATAAATCATATTAGCTTGCAATTAAAATCGAATATATTACAATCATAGTATGAAGCAAGTAGTCAAACATCCAACAAATAAAAAGACAAATTAACACAATGTCTATGTTCGATTCAATTAAATGTGAGTTACCGCTTTTAAATCTACCGCAAGGTATATTAAATCGCTGGGTTTTAAAAAAAGGTGAGACAGCTAAGTCTAGCGATGTCATCTTTCAAACAAAAGATACTCCCGATCAAGGACTAAGTCTCTATAAGATAGACTCTACCGGTCAACTACTAGAAGAAAAAGTAGAAGGTTACTATGACGAACCTAAACTTACAGAAAAGGCTATTGTTAATGATCCTGATAGTAAAGAAACTCAACCAAGTTTTTTTGAATCACTAGGTAAATACAATGTCACATCACGTAGCTGGGAAAAGGTAAACTTTACAGGAGTAATTAATTTTTACGATTCTTATGAACATCCTGATAAGCCGAAGAGGGTCTGGGAATCAATTAAAAATAAGGATAATGATGAATTTCATCGTTATACATCTGGTTGGATTGAATATACAGTACAACTAATAGATGGTAAAGTACAAGGTGATATTATACTCGGCGAGCATACTGAGCCTGTTAAACATACAGATGAAGAAGTAGCTGCTCAAGCAGAGAAGTACGCTAAACAGCGAGAAAAAGACATTGTGGTGTTTAAGGAAAATCGTAAAAAGTATCCTTCTGAGCAGGATAAGCTTATTGATAAAATCTATAAAATTGCTAAGGCATCAGCCTTAGATGCAGAGGGTTTTCGTGACGCTACAAAGTATGAGCGAGATTTAGTAGCAGAGCACATTTTAGGCTGTATTGATTCTTACCGTGAAAAATTTGATATTTGGTACACTCATGAAGACTAAACTAACAATAGAAGATAAGACTAAGATTAGTCTTATAAAGGCAACTATCAGTGATCTATCAGAGCAACAAGAAAAGCTTTTCAATCAATTGATAAAAGATCTTAATATAGTTGACTCAGATGATAATGACGTTATCTTTGATTATATATATAACGATTACATTAACCCTTCACACGACTTATGGCAACAGGAAATATAGCACAGAACGAAATTACAGGAAGATTTATTAAGACAGAACCACCTAATCAAGCTTATCGCGACGGTTGGGATAATATCTTTAAAAAGAAAAATAAGCTTATTTTAGCTTCTGCCTCTTTTTGTGGTCCTTGCCAATTACTTAAATCTAAAATTGCTACTGATAATCTAACAGTGGAGGTTAAGAATATGGAAGATGAGATTGAG